GGGTGCCTGTTACACGCTGCCAGATACCTGAGTACGTGAAGGCGCTCGAAGCACTGGCTCCGGTGTTCAAGAGAGACGGGACCTCGCGGTATGGAGCGATGGGTAAGGCCGAGCGCGCTAAGGTGATCAAGCGCCTGGAGGATTCGAGGTACAAGCCCATGAACCAAATGAGTGATGAAGAGATAAAGGCGTTGCGTCCCAAGTGGATTGCCAGAAACAAGGCGTTTCATGACAGTTTGTAGCGGCTAAGACTGGACTCTCAAGCTCAAGAGGTCCCCGATTTAGCAGGCGCTAGACGCTACAAGTGCCCAAAGGCAGTAACACGGCGGCCCGGCTGACGGCCCGCATCGCCCCCGACAGGCCGGATGTGCTGAACGGCCCGCCTAGGGTTAACCCCAGTTGTTGCCGTCGATCTTCTGCCCTTAAGATATGCGTACCTAAGCCCGTGCTAACTGGGAAGTACTTCAGACTGGACCGCGCCACTATCGCCAGTGATGGCGCAGACGGCGAGCGGCGGGTCGTCGTGGTTCCGACTGGATCAGTCATCAAGATCGTCGACGAGACGGCGAACCACGGCGGCAGCAGCGGCAACGGCATGTTAGACGTGCTGTGGGACGGACGCATAGTCGAGATGTTCGCAATTGATGTGGAAGCGCGCGGCAAAGAGATCCAAAGCCATGACGACGCCCCGGCTTAAGACATTGGACTGTCAGATGCGCGAAATCCTGATGATGCGGCTTCGCGCTGACCGGCAGGTTTATATTGACGCCTTGACAAGCCTGCAAGAGCGCAGCGGACGGGAGCTAGTAAAGGCCGATAAGCTGGCGGATCGTGCGCGACTCGCTTACGAAGTTGCAAAAAAGAAGTATGACGAGCACATTTTGAACCACGGCTGTGTAGAACACTGGAAATACACCCAGTAGGCTGCCCATGATCAAGCGGTCGTCTCTTGCCGCGTCTCATCCCGGAGCAGTTCGCCGAACGCATCGAATAATCTGGGGTGTTCGATTCGCAACGTTAGAAAAGCTTCCAAGCGCGTGCAACCGGTCATCGTCATCAAGCGATTGATGTAATCAAGAATGGCAACTTTTTCCTTTTCCATAACACAAATCCTGTTGCTGTTGATTGAAACAAGTAACCGAAGGCTGTCGCACAGCTATCTAGGAAGCGGACAGCCCCGGCCTGCGCGCGGGCTTCGTCCTCCCGCGTGCAAGATCGATATCAGTCCGGGAGTTCCAACCCCAATCGAAACTCCCGGTTTCAAACCCAATGTGATGGCACTCACCTGGGGAAATCCGCAGCCCAGAAAGGTTAATAAGGGGCTGCTGTATGGCGCACGGTCATCACGCGCACGCCAGACTTCGTTAGAACGTGTTTTCGAGCAAAGCGAGTGCGCGATGGCCGATGTCTATTGAGTTTCCGTCAAGTCTCATTACCGCGAGGAAGCCAACTTGCAGGAAATCTGCGAATCTCTCATCTAACCTAAGAACACTCATCTGTCTGGCCCGTCTACAAATATATTTCGGCAGCTGGCCGAAGATTATTGTCCTTCGCACAACACCGGGCGAGGTCGCAGACGTTTGCAACTGATCGAGGTCGTTGTTGATGCAGTATTCGTAGCCGTTGATCGTAGCCGGTTGACCGTCGCGCGTGGATTCCTGCCACAATGGCCGACCGTATTTGTCTTTTACACGCTTCAACGCACGCAGAGCCGTGTCATGCATCATGTAGCGCGCGCCGGGGCGGTACAGGGGGTCCACGGAATGTTCGAGTGCGATCATGTCATCGGAACCGACCGTGTTGGTGCCGTCTGCATTTCCCGTATTAAGGGCGCTGCCGACAGCTTGCACGATGGGGTTTCCGTTGGCGATGAGCGCCGTCAAAATGCCGGTGGGTTCCGTTGTGCCCTGGCCGATGGTCAATTTGGTATTGGCGATGCGGCCAAGTCTTCGGGCGAATTCCCGAATCAAATACGCTTCCAGATCGAAAGCCGAATCCTGAATCAATTCGACGCTGACTTTCACAAGCTTGGAACTGAATTTGAATGCGCCGAAGTTGACTGCTGAGATGTTCGTATCTTGCGCAGTGACCTGCTGGCCTTCGCCAACGATCTCACCAATGTTCATGGTGTCATCCGAACAGGGGTAGGGTAATACCTGCCCGGTTGCGGTGTCGAAGATCTGCGGGTAACCAGGGCCGCCATTGAGCATCGGCCCGTAGTACTTCAGCGCTTCTTCGATCTGTTGAACAAAGCCCACCGGCACGAAGAACCCCGTGGTGGCCCCAGGGTATGCGCCCTGGCCGCCGCTGCCCATATCCCTGCGTTCGGCCAATAGTGCGCGGGCTTCCGGTTCAAGACTGGCCATCCCGTTGCGCAAATAACCGCTGAATGCTTCGCGTATTTCCTTGTCGGGCTTGCCGCGGTGTTCGATGCCGCCGTCCACCGGGCCGCCGCGAAACTCGGCCTGGGATCGGCTTTCGATTCCTTCGTACTCTTCCATTAGGGATCGGGCTTCCGACATTAACGCTGTAAATCTAGCCTGATCTGCCGCCGAAAGGTTGCCCTTTTCCTGTAAAGCTCTTGCTTCTCGAAGGACTTCGGCACGTTCGCTGCGCAGAAATCTGTTGTCGCGTACTGCTGTTTTCATAAAACACACTCCCAGTTGATTTGATTTGGGTGGTGTGTGCCCCGCCGAACGCCGTCCGGTGGCCAAACACTCAGGTTCGGCAGTCTTGCGATCCAACGCGAGCCCCAACGGGCGACTTACCGTCCTGCGCCGCGTTCCAGCAACGAAGCCGATCCGTGGCGTTAATACACCCCAATTGTATGCCTACCAGCTCGCTTGTGCAAGCTCTAATTGACGGCGACGTGATGCTCGGTCAGCCTCGCTATCGGTCGATTGTGCGATGCCGTGAGCCTCGCAGCGGGCATTCATACGAGCGCTTGCCGATTCCACTAGATCGCGGCAAGCCTGATCCTGGCAGTCCGAGTTCGAGCACGCTTCGCAATTGTCCGTGAGGCACTCGGGGCAATCGCAGCCGCATTCCGAATCGTCAACAGCTGCACGCCGAATTATTGGCGTGGCTCTCGCGATGGTAAGCAAGTGCGAACGAACTTCAGCGGGCATGCCGTCTGGAAATAAACTGCGATCACTCACGCCGACGCTGGTTCCGGTAGCGTACGCTGGCGCGGTAACCGGGGAAACATCCGATAAGTCACAATCCACAATCTCGCGGATGTACTGAATCGAACCATCGGCGGCCTTTTCCTCTAACCAGTTTTGCTGGACGGCGCGAAACGCAAAGCTGCACTGGTCTAGATCGCCTCTGGTTATCGAAACCGCTAGGTCACGCGCGACTTGGGTATCAGGCAGCAGGCAGCGAAAACGCAACCCCTTTGAGTCTTCTGAAACCTGTAGCGTTTTACTTTTCGTACGGCCCAGGATTAGGCTGGCGTCGTGATTCAACAGACAGCGGATATCTTGTTTCTCTCGAAGGGCACGCGAAAATGCGCCCGGCAGGATGCGTTCGACGAATCCGCCCAGATCCTCGCTGAGTGTGTTGAACGACGCCGCGTAGCCGCTCAAATAACTCTTGCCGTCTGTCGACTCCGCGCGTAATGCGGCTTGTAGAAATCTTCTTTCGATCATGGTAATAATCTCCTATCTTTAATTGATGTCTGCGTCTAAAATCGCGATGCAATTCCCTGCCAGCCGCTGGTACTTGTCAGCAAGCAGTTTTCTTTCTCTAAATGTGTGCCAGACTGCGGCACAGTGAAACTCTTTGGCAAACCCGGCCAATATGTCGCGGCGTAGCATCATCGCGCGAATCGCTGACGGATGCTCGAACACCTCACACAAATCGCGCGGTTGGTTCGCGTTCAGGATGGGGTAGTTGTCTTCGTTGAATTTGATCTCTGCGAAAGTTGGCGGATCGTGTTTAGTGTCGTTTTCTTTTTCGTCGTCTTTCATAACGTGATTCCTTCCCTTCTCAAAATCGCTTGCTCTGCCGGTGTCAGCGGCAATTTCATTCGCAGCAAAACATCGCGGTGGGTTTCAGAGCCGTCGCCAGTTTTTGGCCGATAGCCCACTTCAAAAACAAAGTAAGCTCTTGGGCGTCGGAACGGCGCGGACTCAGCTAACAAGCGCTCTCGATGCAGATACCACGCCGCTTCCATTTCTTCGCGATTCGCGAACCGTGGCCCGTCCCCCCACGGAAACCCGCAGATCAATTCGATTTCTTGCGCGAACGACAACACGCGTCCGCCTTCGCGCTGTGTTCGCGACTGACGTTTGACGCTCATACTCGTTCTAATGCCTTTCGCGTTTCGACGTAAGGCGCTGGTTTCCCCGGTGGTCGACCTACCGGGCCGGGCGGAAGGATGTCGAGATTCAGCGCTTTCAAGCTACGCATCAGGGCAGTTCTGGCATCGCGTTCGATGAGCGTGGCCGGGTGCTGCTTGGTAGCGCCGAACCTGTCCAGGATAATGATGCCTTGCGCCTTCAGGATGGCTTGAGCGCCGCGTAATCTGTCGAAAGCTTGCATCGCGGTTTGCAGGATCAAGACTCCTGCGTCGTCGTCGATGGTGTACTCGGTGACTATGGTGCGCCACCAAGCTTTCGCTTCCGGGGAAAGGTCGCGTGGTGGTCGAAGATGTGCGTTAGAAGTAGACTTTTTCATAATGATTTGCCTGA